TTGTAAGTTGATTTATAGATCTTACCGTCACGTTCCATCTGACGGTCTAATTTTTCAATTAGTTGATTAACCCGTTTTTCGATTATCGTTTCGTATGCCATTGTTGTCTTTCCAACTGTCAAAGATAAACCGCAACTGACCAGAGAGTGTTCTACCCTCTTTTTTAGAAATCTCCAACATTTCTTCGTACATACTTCGTTGCACCATAATGCTTTTCCACTTAGTAGTATCCATATTTTTCCTCACATTGCTTAACGCGCCACATTTAACTTATTATATACGATTTTATAGGAATAAAGAAAGAGCCCCGACAGAATCGGGGCTATGAGGGAAGTCTTAAGCAACAGCTATAGCTTCCCCCCAATTTGGCCCAATGTCAACGTCACATTTGTTTGGGACAGATAAAGGTGCTGCATTTTCCATAATTCTTGCTAACTCTTCCGCTTCGGTAGGACTGTCCACGCTAAAAGCTAATTCGTCGTGTATTTGCAGAAGCGGTAATTTAATCTTGCAAACATCGATCATTGCTTGTTTTGTCATATCTGCGGCAGATGCCTGGATTAGCCGGTTTAAGGCTTTATATGAATATGCTCGTTGTAGGGGTGTTGTTGCACCATACTGAGCAACTGCTTCATCGTAGGGTAAGGCTTTATTAAGATCAAATGAGATTGGCTCCCACAGATCAAACCGGCACTTTCGGCCTTTTAAGCTACGCACGGAACCGCCCGAGCGTGGGTTATTTAACTGTTGTTGCACACCAGACATCAGTGCTTTAACGAAAGGTACGCGCTGATGATATTGTTTAACAATTGATTTAGCTTCTTCCTTAGATATGTCTAATTGATCAGATAATTTACCCACGCCCATACCGTACATCATGCCCAGATTAATAACTTTAGCCTGTTTACGCGGTATGTTAGCCATTTCAGCAACCATTGTATGGAAGTCAGTGTTTGGATCATCGTTGTACATTTGTACAAATTCATTGATGCCCTCGATCGAGTTTTTTCGGTACTTGTTATATTGATTAGCGTAATGAACTAAGATTCTTGGTTCTTGTTGTGAGAAATCGATTGCGGCCCACTGTTGTCCTTCTTCCGGCAGAAAGAGAGAACGTATTTTTTTGCCGATTTCAGGGTTTCGAGAAGGGACTTGCTGCAAGTTTGGATTTTGCATCGACAACCGTCCAGAAACGGTCCCGCCTTCATCTGAACGGAGTTGATTGATGTGACCGTGTATTCTTTGATCCGGTCCAACGTGTTCCAGAATCGTGTTAACAAAGGTGCCATATGCTTTGTTAAGTTCCCTAGCCTCGACCACCATATTTGCAAATGGGTGCGCGTGATCAGTAAGGAAGTTTTTAGTAAAAGAAGGCGAACCTTTATCTGTTTTTGGATACGGGACATCCAGCTTGTCAAACGCTTTTGCAAGCGAGGCAGGAGCCCAGATTTCGACTTCTGTTCCCACCATTCCTTTGATTTTTTTGAGAAGAGCTTTTTCACGTTTCATCAACTCCTGTTTTGTTTGTTCTGCTCGATCGGTGTCAATTCTGATACCACGCAAAGTCATCTCAACCAAATGTGGTAACAGTTCTGTTTCAAGTTCAAAGATGGACCACAAACCTTGTTTGTTTAACTCTGTCTGAAAATACTCCCACAATTTAAGAGCTAACTCAGCATCAACTTCAGCGTAAGGTCCAACATATGTAGCGGGTAGTTTCCACATTTCGCTCTTTGGATTAACACCAAAATCGACTGCGGCTTGGTTTAATAGTTTTTCGGACTTGGTTTCGCCCAAATAATCGTATGCACATGCATTGAGTGAGTAGCTTCTACGATTTTCATCCACTAACGCAGCAACCATCATGGTATCGATGATGCGTCCCTGGACCGTGAACCCCGATCGACGCATCCATCCCAGATCATATTGAGCGTTGTGCATGATTTTATCGGCAGGGCTTTCAAATACTTTTTTCAGCCATCTGGAGACAATTTTTTCGTCTAAATTACCGCCGCCCAGGTGTCGAAGCGGAAGATAACCGGACCATCCATCAACAGCGATCGCATAACCAACGACTTCACCCACTCCTCTAGCCCAACCCGGTCCATGTGTTTTAAGGTCCGGGTCTCGGGTTTCGAGATCAATGGCTATTCTTTTTGCGTCAGATAGATCAGGTAGTTCGCTAGGCGGCACCCATTCTTCTTTTGGTGGAAACATTGCCATTTGCAAATTACCCATCACAAAGTCCTTTTAAGTATTCTTCAGAGTATTTGCTGATTAAATATTGGGGCTCGGTTGATGTAATCGGGGTACAGATCGTGGCTGTGTGTACGTTGTCATCATTGAGTAGATTTTCATAATGTTCATACGCGCTTAACCAACTTTCGCATGCAATCCAACAATCACGAAGGTCTTCATCAGTCGTCTTTTCATTCCAAACAAGTAAAAACATAATTATTCTTCCTTCTCAAGTACCCAATCACCCATCTTGCTCATTGTTATCCTCCCAATCTGTTATTCTAAATCGCAATGCCAATAACGCTCGCTCGTTGTTGTTCTCTTCAAAAAACTTTATCGCTCGTTGTGCCGCAGCTATGACCATTGCAACCTGCCATAGTCTTAAACCATCTTGATCAGCGTAATACGCTACACTTTTTTTTGTTTCAGCCATGATTGTGCGTTTATCTTTCTTTTCTATGGTAGCGTCTGCCACCATCGCCTTAATGTGCTTGAACAAATCCTTAATTGTTTTCATTGTTTCTCCAATCGTTTGATCTCTGCTTCTGCATAAAATTTTATTTTTTTAGCATCGCGCAGCATCTTACTGTGCGGTGCTTCGCCATACCGGTAGCATGCTCTAAATATTTCACCAATCTGTGCATTCATGTTTTTATGAGAGATCAAATCCTGTAGCTCTTTTACATCTCTCGGTAAAATATAATAGTCAGCAGAACTGCCATCAGATGCTTTCATAGTCTTAAAAAACTCCGTTCTATTTCTTCTGGTTCAACTAAGTACAAGTTTTTTCTAGTGCGTGTAATACCCACATAGAACAAACGCAACAAATCATCCTGGGCCGAGGGCCGTGTTTGCAGATCCTTGATTGCTGACCAAGTAAGATCTGTCAGAATGACAACGTTATCTGCTTCGCCGCCTTTTGCCCCGTGAATTGTGGACAATAAGATCCGTGGATCTTGATTAATTTTTTCTCCACGACGCAACACGGCAGTAACATACGCACGATCGATTGTAGGCAGTCGATCAAGAGCTTCGTGCCATATCAAATTGTTTGGGCAAAGTAATCCATAGCTTTTGCACAATGTTTCATAATTGTAAGATAGACGATCATCTATATTTGGTTTCTTAAAACCTCGTGCAATCCGTTTGTCGTTTCCGGACATGTAGTCATACATTGCTTTAACATAAGATGCGGATATTTCTCTATTTTTAGACAGTGCGGTATATCCATAGATTGCTTGAGATATTTTTTCAGATATGGACCGGGCACCGTTTTGATACTTAAACAGGTAACCATTAGATCGAACCACTTCTCTTGGTTCGTCTAGCATGTATCGTGCTTGCGCTAAAATGAGCCAAGAGCCGTGAGCCATGTCCAGTTCATCGATGTGCGGTATATATTGCACGCTACCCGAGTCTTTTCGAGCCTTATATTCTTTTTTATACCGGTATTGAATACGGTTTGATACAGACTCAGCTAAAATATGCACGTTGCCGGGTATTCGGTATGACTGATCCAAAATCTCAGATCCGCCGTCAAGGTGTATAAATTGTTCGACATCTGCACCGTTCCATCTATAGATGGCTTGGTCATCGTCCCCGGCAACATACATACGCTCACACTTATCATTTAACAAATGTGCAATGTCCCACTGGATTGGGGACAGGTCTTGTGCTTCATCGAGAAAACAAACCTTAAAAGAAGGGCACCTGTGGTGTCCGCCTTCAAGAAATAACTCTAATAAATCAGTAAAATCATATAGATCGTGTTGTTTTTTAAAATCTTTATAAGCAGTATCTAAGTAAGACACTTCGAGTCTGCTGTATTCGATTTCAGATGAGTCATACATTTTATTCAAAGAGGTCTTTTTTAAACGAGCTAAATTGATCAAAGAGAGGATAGGATGTTGTGTGCCAACTGCCGCAGTGCTCTCCTCGGTCAACAGATCTTGTGTTGTAGACAAATCTACCCCAACATGCGTCGCTAGTTCTTTGAACCGTTCCTTGTTCATCATCTGATCTTTCCTTAGCCCCACGCATTGGTACGCTAAAGAATGGAGCGTCCTGAAATAAGGTAAGTCCTTCTCCGCATCCAACTTGAATCTCTCGCAGGCTCTCTCCTTTGCTTCGTTTGCTGCTTTCTTGGTAAAAGCTAGAAAAGCTATAGAGCTCGGCGGTGTGCCCTCGGTCAAATACTGATCTACCATGTCCAGCAGTCGTGTTGTTTTTCCGGTGCCGGGCGGTCCGAATATCCGAAACATTAGAACGGTGCCTCATGTGTATCTCCTATGATCGGTTGTTTGATATCACCTACCATTTCGTCAAACGCTGGGACAACCCAAACACGAATAGGCTTACCTTTGATTTTAACGACTTTTGACTGACCATTACGATCACGCAAACGTTGCGCGATCTTATGTGACTTATACTCAAAAAATTTGTTTTTACGCAGAAAGGACTCAAAATCTTTCAGACGGAAGTAGGTCATACCTTCTTCTTCATCAGTGTAGGGCCGACGTAGTAAAATTTCTTCACGATCTTGTGCTTTCTGCATGTTGGTGCAGAACTCTTCAAGATAATCATAGAACTGACCATCTACTGAAGCGTCTTGGCTGACTTCAATGATGGCTCCTTCTGTTTCATTCATTTCCTGTAACAGTTGATTAATCCGCGATTCCCACGCTTTCTTATCCTGGGTTTGCGGCATAATGTTAAGTTGATTGAGACAGTGTCGTTTAAAATCGCTTTGGTTTAACAGACTATCCGTATCTAACTCTAACGGTATCCCGTTAACATCAATAAACCATACTGGGGGATTTGAGTTGTATTTTCTCAAGTTCGCCATAGAGGCCCCTGATTGAGCAAACCCAATACCATACTTCTTGGTTCGGCATAGTTCCTTATTACAAAAAGAAACGTATGGAGCGTCTGTACATTTATAAATGTAATCTTTTCTGCCAACTTGTTTTGCCACAGTTGCCACTTCGGGCAGAGCTAACGGTGGGTCCATGTATTTAATGTTCCACTCTTGTATCAAAGTGTCCCAACTGTCTGGTGCTGCTTTTCTCAACAGCACACCTATTCCAAATAATCCGTTGTTGCGCGTGCCCTCTGGGTATCCTTGAGCGGTACAGTGTTGAATACATGGCGGAGCATCGGTAAGGATTGTATCAGTAACGATAACTGTCTCTTGGACCTGAAGGGCCTGTATCTGCTCTACTGTCTGAACATAGGTTTGGTGTAAATCAAAAAACTCTTGGAGCGTGGCACTTGTTCCGTCATCCAGAATCGCGTAACGCAGTCCATCTTCTGCGTCATAGTAAGGCATGTTTAAAAAGTTACCGACATCGCCTCGATCTAAGTTCAACTTAATCTGTTTTGGAAATATTTCACTACCGCCATAGCCTAAAGAAGCGGCAAGATGATTCAGCGTTTCCTGCATTAACTTAGCGGTTATCCAATCATCAGAAAACAAAAAGCAATGTGCTCCCCCGGACTTTGACCGGCAGACCACTAAAGGTAATTTAAGTTGTCGAATTTTAGTAACCAACGCGCCGTGGTCCAGTGGATATTGATCGATATCCACACATCCCCATTTTACGTTGTTGTCTTCATTGATTGGGATAATACCAATAGAAGCTCCTTTACCTGAAAGGTGCCCTTCCCAATCTGTCGTTTTGCGTAGTTCTTTTTTTACAGACGCACGTCCGGTGTTCTTTCCGTTTAACTGCTTATTATTTATTTCGTAAGTGCCAAAAGCAGATCGTAGTCCGTCAAAAATAGACGCAAAGCGTTCTACATCTGACATAAAGTTCTCCAAAGAAAAGCGGCCCGAAGGCCGCAACTTAACTTAAAATCCGGGTCCAGCGTCCTCGACTAGCTCTCCGTCGTTTTCTTCTTCGTACTTCACTTCAATCTGTCCTTCAAAGAACATATTTTCATAATGAATACATTCTTCGATTATCGGTAAATCTGCACCTTTATCCGACATTGCTCGATGTAATGCAGGCAACCATTCATACCACCTTTGATTGGGTTCTCGGGTGACTTGTTTAGTTTTCAAGCAATAGAGATGAGACCAGTATGGAGCAGCATATAATTTTCCGTCTGCTGTTTTTTTCCTGCGACTTTCGCATAAATCCATCCAAGCCTTCGATTTTTTCAATTGAGTGCTTTTCATAGCAATCATGCCAGCATTACAGCCGTTTTCTTCATCGTAAACCATGACATACCACTGTCGGGTATCTTCCAGATAATCTTTCTTTTGTCCTCCGCTGATGTAATCTTTGAAGTCTGAAGGATCTTCTGATCGGAACGTTTTGGGCAACTTTTCATGTTTTTTGTAAATACGGACAGGGGCCTTGGTATCCGATAGTTGGCGATCTTGCCAATGAATAAACACACGCTCATAAGCTATCGGTATCACATAAATACCCTCAGATCCTTTATAAATTTGACCTGTGGACGTGTGTAAGATGTCTCCACCTTTAGCGTCATAATCATCAGCCATTTCGGCAGTCAAAACTTTGATAAACGGTATGGATTTGTCGTCTTGATCTATGTCAAACCTACGTCCAGCGTTTTGTTCAAAAATGTCTGCGACTGCGACTTCTTTTTTTGCATTAGTTGCCACTTTTTTTGCTGTTGCCATTATTTAGTGCCTCTTTTTATCTTTGCTTTTTTACCATTGTATATCCCAAACAATTCGACGGGGACCACCTCTCCTGGGACGGGTTGCTCATAACGCTCCTGCACCCATTTGCGTAAAGTTCCGTGATGAATCGTTTCTTTGTTTTCTGTTTTTTCTGCTAAACCCATCTCTTGGATTATTTGCATCAGATCACTAGCCTTTTCATCTTCACCTGATTGGAAGCCGACTTTGACCTCATTTTTAATAAGATCTCCATAGTTGTGATCACGAAGCCATTGATAGGCTTCCTCACGATCTTCCAGTTTAATGGTTGCGCTGTAAAATGACTCAATTTTTATGGACGAGCCATCAAGCAACTTGACTTCAAGTTGTTGAAGATCTTGAAAAAGTTCAGGGATTTCATTGTAAATTAATCGATCGTATTCCTTTTTTTTCGACTTAATTTCGTCCTCTAACATCTTCATTTCATCTTCGAGTAGGTTAGCCATACGAATTTTTTGACCAACTAACTCTTGATCATCGTTTTTCAAATCCTCAATTTGTGACGTTTTGTCCCTTGCCCTTTGTTCAAAAATTGAGGCTACGTTTTCTTTAGCCATGTTCATTCCTTCTTGTTTAAGAGAGTGGATAAGACCCTCGACAGTTCTTATTTAATTAGATAAAATCTCATACGTCAAGGGGAAATTATGTATCAGTTCAAAACAAAACCATACCAACACCAACAGCAGGCTTTCGATGTTTCGTGGTCTGCGAAATACTACGCATTGTTCATGGAGATGGGCACAGGCAAGACAAAAGTAGCGATCGATACCATCGGTGCTTTGTATGTAGAAAAGCAGCTTGATGCGGTTCTAGTGTTAGCTCCAAAAGGTGTTTTTGGAAATTGGGTGCATAAAGAGATACCAAACCACTTGCACGAGGATTACTTAGAACAAACCGATATATTAATGTGGCAACCTAATCACACAAAGGCATATGAAAAAGAACTTGTTCATTTCATGCTCAACCCAGGGCCACTAAAACTGTTCATTATGAACATTGAGGCACTCAGTTCAGAAAAAGGAATGAAATTTGCCCACCGGTTTTTAGAGTTGTTTCCAGAAAACATGGTTATCGTTGACGAATCAACGACGATTAAGAACAGTTCTGCATCCAGAACAAAAAATTGCATAGCCCTCGGACGCATATCAAAGTACAGACGTATTTTGACCGGCTCTCCAATTACAAAGTCACCGATCGACCTATACTCACAGTGTCTTTTCTTGTCGCCAAATGCGCTTGGATTTAAAAGTTTTTATAGCTTTCGTGCTAGGTATGCCGTTGTGGTCAACAAGTCGATCGGCCCAAAAGTATTTAAAGACATTGTTGGCTATCAAAAATTAGATGAACTGACAGAAAAGCTCAGTCGATTTAGCTTTCGAGTAACAAAAGACGAATGCCTGGATCTTCCGGAGAAAGTGTATCAACCACGTTACATCAGTTTGTCTGATAAGCAAAAACCGGTGTATGCCCAGATGAAGAAGTTAGCCTTGGCAAAATTAGAAAATGGAGAGCTAGCAACCACTACTAGCGTGCTAACACAGATTATGCGGTTACAGCAGATTGTCTGCGGCATTCTGACAACAGACGATGGCGAGATACAAGACTTGGATAAGACACGAATCAATAATCTGATGGAGGTTTTAGAAGAAACTAGCGGCAAAGTCGTGATCTGGGCTACGTTCACACACAACATTAAACAGATAGAGTCAGCGATTGCCGATCAATATGGGACAGACAGTGTTGCTTCTTACTATGGTTCGACTAGCTCGGAAGATCGCGTCAATATTGTTGAACGATTTCAGGATATGCAGTCGCCTTTACGGTTTTTTGTAGGACAACCGAAGACGGGCGGTTATGGGATTACGATTACCGCAGCATCTACCATGATTTACTACAGTAACAGCTATGATCTTGAGAGTAGATTACAGTCTGAGGATAGGATTCACCGGATTGGACAGAAGAATTTTTGCACCTATATAGATTTTGTAACACCTGGGACGGTTGATGAAAAGATATTAAAAGCACTGCGATCTAAAATTAACATTGCGGATAAAGTGCTTGGAGAAGAGGGTAAACAATGGTTGATTTAAAAATCAGTTGAATCTTCACCTGTTTCCATCATATCCCGTAAACGTTCTGCTCGGGCACCTACCTGAGATGCCCAACGGCTGTCCATCATCTGGATTGATGCTTCTTTGTAGTCTCCTTCATCCAAGGCTTGGATCATTTTCTTAAACTGTTGAAAGCGCGGCATGCCAAGGTTAAACACCATGTCAATTACGACACGTTGACGTACATCATTAAGATCAGGATACCAATCAAAGGTTCTGACCAGTTCGTCAGTGGCGATGTTGATATCGTTGTTGAGAATGTAATCAATCTCATCGTCAGACAGTCCGCGTTCCTCGATGTTACGACCCACCCCGATCGTTAAAAATCCAGCACTACATTTATAAGGCATATGCTCTACGCCCTCATGCAACCGGAGTTGTGTAAAAAGTCTTTGTCTGTCCATATTTAGTTCCCCACGTTAAGTGATGCAATCCCGGACCGTGTGCCAAGGATGGGATCATCTGGGAAAGCCTGCGCTAATCGTTGCCTGGTTTGTCCTTGCGGTGCTCCTTGCGGAGGTAAAACACCTTCTTCCTGAAACCTCCTTAACAAACGACTTCTTGTCGGGGGTTGGGGAGGAGGCGTAACTCGTCCGGAAGGTGCCGGTTTTAAACCGGACTTAAATATATCAACTGCAGGAGTTGGCTTCGTAGCTCGTACTAAGTCATCGTCAGTTGGCCCAAGAGGTAATATTTGCCGGATAGCTTTTTTACCCCCACCTAATTCAGTATCCGTAATATCTACAACACTTTGAATTAACGTTTGACGTATTGAAGCCCTAGACAAACCTACCCCAACTACATCACCAATAAATTCTGCAGAAGAATCCGCTATAGCAGACACAGCGTTATCTAATTTTGTCTTTCTCTCGGCTTCTTCTCTTTTTAAAGCAGGTGTTAACTTTCTTAACGCTTCACTAAAAAATTCATCAAATTTTTCAGGATCTTTCAACATCTCACTTACAAAAACATTTCTTTTTTGAGCGGGTAGTTTTAATAAAAGTTTTTCAGCAAAACTAGCAAGCATTTGAGCACCTTGAAGTTCACCTCCCTGAAGTGGTCCGGTTCCTGCTGTTGCAGCACCGATTCTTGCTCCAATGCCTCTAATAAATAATCGAGCGGGTTCTCCACTTATCGGATCTGATAAAAGATCGACTAAACCTTCTCCACGAGCCTCTGAGGCTGCTGCTTCTTTTTCCAGGTTAAATAAGTTTGCTTCTATTTCATCAACTTTGTCTTGATCTATCAATCCTTCTTTTTTAAGAACGTCCATGATTGATTCATTTTCTACATTGATGGCCCGAAATAAATAATGTCTCATTTTTCTCGGTTCAAAGGTTTGATAAAGAGCATCTAATTCATCATCAATACGAGGTATTCCTCCGGCATATTGAAAAGCACGATCAAATATTAAATCAACCAGGGCCTGCCGATACTCTGGTTTAGTCCCTTCTTTTCCAACTCGGATTGCAGGTCGTCCCGTTTCCTTTGCCGTGCTTTCTACAAAAGTTCCCGTGTCTCGATCAAACCTAACCGGGGGCACCTCAACATCTTTTCTAAGATCTTGAACATTTGCAATCTGTTGACTAATTTTTTCAATAGTTTCTTGATCTACTTGATTTAATTCTTCTAATTCTTGTTTTTTTGTTAAATCATCTGTTTTTTCAATTTGTTTCTTACGTTCTTTGATATTAGTTTGTTTAACCTCTCGTTGATCAACTAATATTTTTATTTTTTCAACGCCGCTTTCTTCTGCTGAAACAAATTTAATTAAATTTTTCAGACTGGTGCTGGGTGTTTTAGTACCACCCATTTCCCTGGTTTCTACATTACCTAATGTTTCTTCAATAACCGCTGAAGGTAAATCGTATTCTTTAAATAACTCAGATAAATCCCGTAGATTTCTTGTAGTCTCAGCCTCTGCACTTAATCCTCCGAATGTACGATCTGCTTGATATTGTTTAAGTAACAATCCGGCTTTTTCTATATCTTTTAAATCAGAAAGCACAGTTGGGAAACTGTTGTTCAACAATGTTCTGTGTTTTTCTACAAAAGTGCTTAACGCACTAGGATTAACCTGTCCGTCTTTTGTTCCCACTTGAGAGGCAATAAGTCGAAGAAGATTGTCCTCTGCTTGTGTCTGACTAATTATGTGATCATCTACCAGATCCTTAAATCTTTCTGGGTCTCCTGTAAAAAGACGAGTATCTCTTACATCTCCTGAAATTTGTTCTCCTTCAGCCAAAAATCTCACTGCAGCATTCATTTGCTTTATTCTTAGTCCAATACTGTCGCTTCGTCCCGCAAACAACCGTTCTGAAATTAATTCAGGATAAATAATGTCTCCGCCATTACTTTTTTTACCAATGACAGAGCCGATAAAAGAGCGACGAAATACATTATTTAAAGCATATGAAAAATATCGGGCATTGTCGTACTCAGGCAACGTTTTTATGCCCATTTCACGTTGTTCTTTAGTAAGTCCTGCTGAAAGACTTGCGTTCACTAAATCGTCTTCAGCCGCTTCAGCCATTCTGCGATAAAAATGAGAATCAGTGCTGCCAATACCGTCTTTAGTCTCTCTAGAAAGACGCAGCATATCACTACGAAATTGTATTAAGTCTCCTGATGTAGTGACAAAAGGAATATCTTTTCCTTCGCCGACCGCTTCATTTAATGCTAAGGTATTTCTTTCTTTTAAAACTAAGGCGTTGGCATAGTCTTTAAGTCTTCTAAGTCCTGCTCTTTCAGCAGTGCTCATTCCTCTAGCATCTATTTCTAATTTTTTAGTAAGATAGTTTAGTGCCTGTTCGTTAACAGAAACGGTACTGTCATATTGCGCTCCAGTGAGCCGTGTCATTTCATTACGATATACGGCGTTAGGATTAATAATTTTATCTTCTAAGATCAGTTGATATTTATCCGATATAGCAACATCTCCAGCCTCCATATTTCTTATTTTTTTATTAGCCTTAAAAAGTGCCTCATTAATATCAGCTAATTCTGTGCCCTCTTTTCCTTCTTTTATCACTGAATTAGGAAATTTCTGGATGGTGCCAACAAGTTTATTTCCAGAACTTTCAAATTGTTTTTCTATTTCACGGAACGCAGACACCACGTTACTTGCAGACATTTCTACATCTTTTGGAACAAGATCGTACAATCTGGACTCTTCTTGCCGAGCCAATGCAAAAATTGCATTTAAACGGTCTGCTATGTCTTTACTAATTTCTGTAGAGATTAACTCGATTCCATCCTCGCCCGTTCTTAATTTTTTTACAATCATGTCGGTGACGGCAAGATTAGATTGTTGCACAAGTGCCTGTAAGAGGCCCTCATAATGAGCATTTCTTAATCTTCCAAATTCTTTAAGACCCACAAGTCCGGCTGTTGACTGAATTTTTGCAAATTTAGCTATATTTTCTATTAATCCGTCCAGGTTTTGACTTGCAGCAGTTCTAGCAGCATTGCTTAAACCTGCATTACCCTGCGCGTATTTTTTCTGTAATTCTCTTAAATATATTTTGTCTCTTGAAGTAAGACTTTGCTCAGTTCTTTCTGCAGCCTGTGTTACTGGCGGTCGTATTCTTCCTGCTGCCGCAGCTTCCTTAACGGCTTTCTCTACTACATTTAAAATGTACTGAGTTTCCTTAACAAAGTCGTCAACCGAAAATTGCAATAATGGGTCATCTGGATCCAGGGGCTGTCTTGTTTGTATGTCAAACGCTGCAGCTTCTTGCCCTGCTTTATCAAGTTCTGTTTGTCGTGCTTGTCTATATAACTCTTGTTCATTTTTAAAAACTTCTCGGACAAGTTCTTCTCCAGCGCGTTCTTGAATTGCAGATTCACTAAAAACAGATGTGACTTTTTTACCCGCACCGCTTGCTCCATTAATTAATATTTGGCTAGGAACTAACACGGCTCCAAAACCAGCACCTATTTCAGCTATTGCCCGAGTATATGGATCACCAGGATCTATAAGATCTGCAGTTGCTCCTGCAAGTCCAACAAAAGCGGCTGCACCCCCTTCTGCACCTAAATATTTCGGACTTTTTGGATCTGCTTTTGCAAGTTGTGCAGCAGCTTTTTCAATAAAAGCAGCACCTCTTAAGGGCACTTGACTAGCTTTAAAAGCCAACTCCTCTAGGTTTTCGTAAGTTTTCCGAAGAACACCTCCCCCGTTAGAAATTCTTCTAGCAGAGTTTTCCACAGCGTCTAAAGTGGCTGAAGCAGTCGCTCGATTCTGTTCTCTTCTAGCCTCTCTCCGAGCAAGTTGTTCATTTCTTTTTTGTCGATTTTTCTTTAAAAGCTCTTGAGCCCCAAAATCAATAGGTTTTGTTTTTTGAGCTTGTTCTGGTCGTGCTGTTCTTGGAGTTGCAAAAAACGGTCTTCTCGTGTCGCTTGATACTGATGTTCTGATAACCTCTGGCGCAGGAACTGTTCCAAAACCGCCTTCAGATCTAGGTACAGTAATTTTTCTTAAAAGGGACGGAGTGGGTGCTCCGCCCATAATGAAACCTATGGTTTCCGCCATTTCACCAAAAAATCGCTCCCCCGGCATTCCCTCTGCTTCGGGACCAAAGATATCTTTTGAAACTTTTTGACCTACAATTTGATCGGCAAGAGTTGCTCCTCCCAAAAACGCAAAAGTTGTTGACGCTAATCTACCTAGAGGAGTAAAAGCCGTGGCAACCTTGGGAACATTTGCCACAAAAGTTGAAAATATTGTTCCTCCAGCAAGATCAATTACACCTCTAGTAGCACCACGGGCAAATGCTTTTGCGGGATCTTTTTCAATTACATTTGTAAACGTAGCGATTAAGTCACGATTTGAAAAATCTCTTAAAAGTGCCGCACCGTCAATTTCTTTAAATCCAAAACGATCTGGTTCGCTGCTTGCCCGAGTAACCAACTGATTAGCTATGTCTCTTGTAGAAAGCCCATCTCTGAGCGCACCTTCTATGTCGTAATCGTACTTATTTTTAGGGTCTATCGTAGGAAGAGCCGGATTTTTTGGAAGCACATAACTTTCTTCAAAATTTAAAAGACCTGGAGCGGGGGCTTTGTCTATTGAAGTATCTGCCGCTGACTTTCCTTGTTCAAAAAGACCTAATAAACCTAAATTAACCGAGGCAGAAAGCGGAGATAGTGCAGTTGCTACAGGTACTAAAGCCATAATTAATTCCTAAAATAAGAGGTGGTGCCTTGACCGGCTAACTGACTTGCGGCAAAGGGCGAAGGTGAATCAAGAAATTGTCTTGATGCCTGTTCTAATGCACCTAGTGTAGCAATAATCGGACGTACAGAGTTTATCGTCTGAACAGCAGCCTCTCTTGTTTTTGCACTAACGGCGGTATTATTTAAACTGGTTGCCGCAGTGCGTTCTAATTGCAACGCTTGACCATACAGTGTGCGAATATTCAACGCGGTCGAAGCAGTGCCCTGTAAAAGAATGTTTGGATCAGGCACTAATTTTTGGAATGTTTCAATCAACAAGTTAGTCGGACGACCCGGTAAGGCCGCTTCAGCTAAAGTTAAGATTTGTTGATTTAACTTAACCATAGTTGCACGAGCCGCTGCTGCTTCTTCATTACTTAGACGTTCGTTAAACATATCTGAGAATGTATTCACAGCACTGGTAAATGCACCTCGTACACCAACCGCACTGCTAAGATCAAATTGACCGGCAGGAATCGGGAATGCCGGTTCTTGCATTGGTGCAATACCAAAATTATTGACAGTTCCGTCTTTTTCTACTTTACCGTAAATAGGTAGCCCAAAAGCAGCGGCAACCGGATCTTGTGATGCTATCTCAGAACTTATTGGGCCGCCCTGTTTTGGATCGTATAAATATGGGCTAACAAAACCAACGCCTTTTTTGTATATCTGGTTATATAATTCAGGATCTTTAAAAGCTAATATTTCTTGGACTTCTTCTGTTAGTTTAGTACCAGGTTTAGTAATCAAATTGCCTGAATCGTCAAACGTTGTTTGTGGACCAGCGTACTCTAAAATGAGTGTCTTGAAGAGTTGTTCACCCTCCTCACCTAATGTTCCAGCAGCATATTCTTGTAAAAACTCTGGACTGCTTATCATTTGACGAGTCAAGCCACTTGGTCCAGAGCCTAGTCGTCCAAGTTGTCTAGATTGAGCTTGTAAATTTGCTTTATACCTATCCATGTCGGCACGAGTTTGAATTTGTTGACTTTGTAGTAGTCGATCAAGGTATGCATTTTGGTTATTTAAAAATAGTGTTTTATATCTAAGATCTCGATCGAGGGCATTTTGACCGTACAAGAACTGCTGTTGGCTTAGTTGTAGTCCCGCAGCAAGGTCATTTTTTTGTCTTTCTAATTGAAGAGCTAGGTCATAATCTCTATCACCCTCGGCTTTCCGGATTTGAAGCTCTAACTCTCGCATTCCCTCTCTGCGCCTTTCCATGTCTAACAGAAACGCTTGTTGATCGTCCTGTTGATCTTGTGATAACTCAGCACGCAGTTCAGTCAACTCTTCATCCGCATCTAATCGTGCTTGTTGTAGTGCTTCATTAGCATCTATAGTCTTATCTTGCATTGTTATCTGAAGAGCACGATCAAGTGCCGCTTCTCCAGATCTAAAAGCGTTTTGGACCGAATTTATTCTTATGTTAGTTATGCCTTGAGCAATTATTCTTTGCTTATCTTGAAAAAAATCTTGTCTGGATAGATCGCTGGCAATCCTACCCTCTAGTTGGGCTATTTCTTTTTTACCCGCTATTTGGGCTCCTAAAAAGTTTAAAGCGTTTTCTTGGTTTACCATTATTTGGCTTTTTTGTATTTGATCATTTAACACTGCTAGTTTTCGGTTATAATCATCTAATACACCTATTCTTTCTAACTCAGCTTTCTGACGGGTGTTTTGTAAAACAGCTTCTGCTTGTAACCTCTGGGTTTGGAGCCGTGCTTGATAATCTCGCGTACGTTCGTTTTCCCCTTGTTGAAAGTCAAAAGCATCAAATTGACTCGCCACCGATCGAGCATCCGCTATGTCTGTTTTTCTTTCTTCTCTAGCAGCTTGGATTCGTGCATCTTCCGCTCGTTCTGCAGATGCTAACGCAGCGGCATCTAAAGCTCGTTTTTCTGTGCGTTGTCTTAATAATTCTTCACTAATTACTTCAGGAGCACCCTGTAACGCAGCAGATAGTTGTGCTCCCATTGGTCGGTTAGCCATATTCTGCCCGGTGCGAGGATCTACCCCAGATCCAAAAGCTAAAGCCCTGTTCGCTATATCAAACAAAATTCTGGATTGTGATTCTCGTTTTCTTTCCTCAGGATCTACGCCTAAAGCCTCTTGATACACTTCTTTTCGCTCTTTAAACTGGTCCATTAACTCACTTTTAGGTGCGGGACCAACATCAACTTTTCTTACTGAAAGCGGACCATCCACCCCTCTGGGTTTTGACTCGCTCTGTGTAATAGTAGAGGGTTTAAGTGAAGGTATGACTGCCGGACCTATCTTAGACTCTGGAACGACATTCTGTCCCGGGTCTATGGGAGCTAAAAAAGAAGATACATTAGTTAAAGGATTTGCTGCCCCTACAGCACTGGCTAAACCAGCACTATAATTTGGTGTGCCTGGAAGAATACTAACCCTTCGACCTACGGTTGGAGGACCACCATTACTTAAATATTGAACCTCACCTCCGGCAGCAAAACCTTGCACGGGTTGTCCGGCCCTTAACATAGAACCAATACCCTCTCCCATAGGAGTAGGCGCACCAGATTCCATTTCCATTTCAACTGAACCAGTTATGTCTTGAATTAATTCAGCAATCCCTGAACTTGCAGCCCCTTCTTGAGTCATCATAATGGTGGGTTGAACCATAGCTAATACAGACTCGGGTGTTTGTTGTGCGTCTTCAGGTCCAACAAAGTTGGCTAGTTCTTGATAGCGTTCTTGAATCGGGGCCTCATTGCCGCGTAAAGAATCAATCATTCCCTTAAAATCTTCAGCCTGATCCAAACCAGCCATTGTATTTTGTGCCAGTTT